ATGTGCGGCAGGCTTTCGCAGTACGCGGCACTTCACGAGTTCGTCGACGCGCTGTCGATGCGGGCCAAGCTAGTCGGCGAGCCGACCAAGGCGTTTGGAGAAAAGAACAACCTCGCTTTAAACAAGTATTTCTCGGCAGAGCGCTCCCGTCAGTCTCGAAAGCTATTGTAGTTTGAAACTTTATTTCGCAACATCAATCGCCAAAGTTCATCCCGGCGTTGTTTGTGAATCTCATCCCATGCTACAAGCTGAATCTTAGCCGTCTCGTAGCACCCTTTCGCACGCATAGCCGCATAGTTTTCATCCTTCGTTACGATATGAACAGACTCGCAATCTATTAGTGTCCGTACAAACCCGTCCACATCGTATACTTTCCGACTTCGATGAAGGTCAACTAGTTGCGTCAGCGTCGTCTGGATCCGCATATAGTGCTCCAAGCGTAAGTCCGCTCCACTCTCCACGACAGCTTTATGCGACACCATTCCCGTAAACCTCCGAATGTGACGCTTTAAGCTCTCTGCCATGACATGGGTATACCAAGCTCTCGCCCGACTTGGTGTCACATTCGGCCGGCCAGCTAGCCACATAACCTCTTCGTAAACTGAGTGCAGTGCTTTTCTTACCTCAGGAGTCAGGTCTATTTCCACAGAAATTATCTCTCAAACTTATAGAAACCTGAAATTTACCTAGCCGACAGCACTGTACTAAGCGCACGAAGCTGCTTAACAAACTCAATTTACGTTAGCACTCGAACAAACATATCTTTCTTATTAGCCAACAACTTTTACTCGTCTGCTTTCGAGAACTTATCCCGTCGAAAAAAAAGGTCAACCCCGAGGATGCCAAGGCAAATCCCCAAGATATCAAGACCAAAGCCTGCCAACTTGACCGAGGAGAATCGAAGAATAAGCACCCAAGCCGCAACAAACACAGCGATCCCAAGCCACTTACGGACCTCCCTGTTGCGCACTAGGTGACCGACTGCAACAATGACTACAGTCCAGATGGCGAACTGGATGACATCATTCATGCAGGTTCTCCAGCACTCTGGACGATCTCCGACTTAACAGAATGCTGGGGCCCGATCCCGCCGGACACCTCCCCTTCAACGCAGATAATGACGTCTCCAGCGTGGTAGGTCGGCAAGGTCTGCTGAGTAGCCCAACGAACTGCGAGGCCGCTGCCAACCCCAACAAAAGTGTTGATGCGTTTACCGGCGACACCCGCAAGCATACCGACCATACCAGCAACGGTGACGCGCTGCTGGTTCAGAGAGTCAGCCTGAGATCGGGTCAAGGGCAGCGAGACAAAGACTCTCAGTACGCAAGGTCGATCCTTCGCCTGCATCCTGTCGAAAATCTCAACCGCAAGATCAGCCACTGCATGGCTGGCCTTCGCTGATGGACAGTATTTCATGTGAAGCAGCCGGCTGCGCTCCGCCCACGCGAGACGAATGATCGCCAAGCTGAAGTTGATGCCGTGCTGGCTGTGAATGTGCGTCCGTTCGATATCCATAGCGTTCCTTCCGTGCTTCGAGCGCGCAGTTTCGATAGCCAGAAACACCACAACCACTAGCAGAACAGCTAGCTCTCAACATCCACGCCCAGACGGAGTTAGCCTCAGCGCTCCGCTTCGTAAGCGGCGACGCCTGAGCCGACGGCGATCCATCCATCCGGCGAGTGCGCGGTGTCGCAGATGGATACGTCCACCGTCTGGCCTTCCTTGGGTTCGGCCGGCAGGATTGCCGCAGTACGCCGCAGGTCGTTCGAAGACGGCGCGAAAGTGCTTTCAGAGCAGTGGAATGCCCATATCCCGTGTTTGCCGGAACTACCTATCTGGCGGTCCAACTTCAGGGTCCACTTGCTTTTCAGCCGAATCACCAGCATTTCATGGTCTCGATGGAAAACGACTAGTGTACGCCCAAAAAAAGCCGGCCAGTTGGCCGGCATGACCGGTTACATCCCGATGAACAAACCGCCGAGGGCGGCAGGCTCCCAGTTCATGATCACCAGCTCGCCAGTGACCTCGGCCGAGCCTTGTCGCTGGTTGGTGTTGCTGTAGCGGATATCCAGGCGCTCCATATGGAAGCCTTCGAACACTCGGCGGATATCTGGATGGTCATTGATGCTGACCATCACCTTCCCCTTGCAGCGGCGCATAAAGTCGGCCATCCGCTCGTACTCATCGAACGGGAAGTCCACGCCGTAGCCCTCGGTCTGCCAGTACGGCGGGTCCATGTAATGAAAGGTGTGCGGGCGATCGTAGCGCTCAACGCACTCAAGCCACGGCAGATTCTCAACATAGGTTCCCGACAGCCGCTGCCATGCAGCTGACAGGTTTTCCTCGATGCGCAGGAGGTTGACGGCCGGGCCGGTTGTCGCGGTGCCGAACGTTTGCCCGCTGACCTTACCGCCGAAAGCATGGTGCTGCAGGTAGAAGAAACGAGCGGCCCTCTGAATGTCGGTCAACGTCTCTGGTCGTGTCATCTTCTGCCACTCGAATACCTGACGCGACGAGATCGCCCACTTGAACTGGCGCACGAACTCCTCAAGGTGATGCTTCACCACCCGATAGAGGCACACGACATCGCCGTTCAAGTCGTTCAGCACCTCAGTCTGAGCAGGAACTGGACGCAGAAAGTACAACGCCGCACCACCGGCGAAGGCCTCGACATAGCACTCATGGGGCGGGAAGAGAGGGATGAGACGGTCGGCAAGGCGCCGCTTTCCGCCCATCCAGGGGAAAACAGGACTGGTCATATTGCAAGCCTTTACTGTATGAATAAACAGGTGTTAGGCTCCGCTCGCTTCGTGCACGAGGCAGGAGCCTGGGCTGGGCTTGCAGGGTAGGTCTGCAGGTTCAGCGACCGCGACGATGTGACAGCACCGTTGCGGTCGCTCCTTCTATTTGCACGCCGCCACGGCGGCCTTGAGTTCCTCCTCGTATCCGATCCTCTGCCGGCGTTCCGCAAGCAACGCGCGCACCTTCACTTGCAGGTCGTCGTCTCTCCGCAGCCCCGCCGTGGCCCACGCCGGCTCTGCTATATCAGGTGCACGACACGGCACCTCAATAGGCACTTCCACGCGCACCGTTCGCGGCTCAGGCTCGACTTGGCCGGCGCATCCCGCCAGCGCAACCACCACAAGCATCAGCACCACCCTCATAGACCCAACTCCTGATCGATCACCGCCTCGGCGGCCGCACACTCCTCACCGGCGCTTCGCTGACTCAGCAGGCGATGGGCTGCTGCATAGTGCTCGGCAGCCTGCTGTCGTCCCTGCTCCAGCGCCTGGGCTGCCTCTCTGGCGCGCTGCTCACCAGCCTGACGCAGCGCGGCAATCTGCCTGCCCTGCGCCACCACTGCGGACTCCAACTCTCCTCGGGCGGCATGGCAGGCAACCAGATCAGACCGCGCGGCATCGAGCTGCGGCCGGTAATGCTGCGCGCCGAGCTGGACACCGCCAGCGGCACCGAGGCCAACCAGCAGCAGGCAGGCCAGCATGATCGAGACAATGCGGGCCGAGATCACGACAGCACCCTCTTCGCCCGCTCCCACAGCGCCAGCCGCTCCGCCTGGCCGTTGAGCCCGCCGTTGATATGGCGGGTGATGGCGACGAACTCGCCCCGGTCGGCCAGGTCGTTGAGACCGTGCGCCGCCCACCACCAGGCCGCTGACAGCGCAGCGAACTCCGGCTGCTCGAGCAGTTCGGGTTCTTGCTCCAGCGGCTGGCCTAAGCCGACGCCCGCGGCGCGATAGTTCGACCGGCCGGTGATCTGCAGCAGGCCGCGCCCGCGGAATCGCCAGCCATCACCGGACACCTCGTCGCCATTGCCGTTGCGCGAGGCATAGGCGTTGTTCGCGATAGCCTGCGGATGCCACGCCAGGTTCAGAGCCAGAGCGTTCGGCTTGCCGTCGGCGCCGCTGTACCGGCTCGGCCAGGTCGCCGCCAAGCCGCGCGCGCTGTAATTGAGGTTCTCCACCAGCCGGGTCAACTGGCTGCTTTCGTGGCCGACCTGAGCGAGGAACACCGCGAGCCGCACCGGCGAGGTAATGTCGAAGCGCTCCATGGCTACGTTCAGTGCGGGCACAAAAAAGCCGGCGCGATGGCCGGCGTTCGGAAATATCTGCATCAACTGCTGCTCGGTAATCAGCATCGGTGCTCTCCAGTAACGTTAATGCTCTGCTATCGGTAGGCGTGAAGGGGCTCCGGTTTGCTATCGTTCGCTTGCCAGGTAGGAGGCGAACCACGATGAATAAACGGATGTTGCCCGGGCTGCGCGCCCATGTTGATCAGCTCTTGCGCGATGGCTGGTGGATCTCCGCACGCGATCCGCTCACCTTGAAACGCGGGTCCGACCGCCTGCAGTGCCTGGACGGCATGCTGGTCGGATCGGCTCAGTCAAACCTCGATATCGAACTGGGGGAGCTGCGGCGCCGGGCCGGTCACCAGGCCATCGCTGATGAACGCCATCTGCCCGGCCGGCACCGCCGTGCCCCGAGCCGCGATCACGACGTTGTTTCGCAGGCGGACGCGGCAGGTGCCGGCGCCCTCGTCGACGTCGATCACCTCCCCCACCGTGCGCGCGCCGCCTGGTAAGAGCCCGATGAACCGACGCCAAGGGTTGACCGTCGCCATCAGGAACCTCCCGGATAGTGGCGCTCGATGCGCAGGGTCTGCCACACGCGGCTAGCCCCCACCCCCTCGGCCGAGATATCGGTGGCCAGGCAGAGACCGCGCCACGTCGCCTGTTCGTCCCTCACCTCGACCAGCATTCCAGGCTGCACCAGGCCCGGTACTCCATCATCCTTCTGGAAAAGCGGGATGCGCCGCGTCTCGATCGCCTGGTTACCGCCCTTCGACAGCTCGCAGATCCCGCGCGAGCGCGCCACCTCGGTGCCGGTCATCCAGTCCTCCATGACGTCGGGCGCCGACTCCTCGCCGGCGGTACCGGCGCGCCGCACCTGCACGCTGACGCCGTAGCTGGTCCCGCTGACGTAGACGAAATTCCATGCCGGCTGGGGACTCCACTCGCTGCCCCACTCGGCGACGATGGCGGCCGGGATGATCCGGTCGGGAATCGCGATGTCCCAGTACCAGGTCGCCTCCCGATACCGCGGCAGGATCGTCACCGAGTCGTCCATCAGGCCCGGCCGGACGATGCCGCCGGCGACCTCGGCCAGCTTGACGATGACCTGCATCGGCGTCTGGTCCTGGTAGCTGAAGGCGCCGGCCGGCAGCGTCCAGTCCGGCGGCCCCATGTTCTCGACGTCCCAGGACACTGAAAAGCCGGTGTACTGCAACTGGTCGTCGACAACCTGACGTGCGTTCAGCGGCGCCGTGTTCACCGCGCTGCGCTTCGGCGCATAGGGCGCGTCCAGCAGTTGGGTGCGGCTCGCGCCGCTGATGGTGTAGCGCTCGCTCGGATGCTTGCCGCTGCCGCTGTAACGCTCGACCAGAAACCGCCAGATCCAGCCGTTGATCTCCAGCTCTACCGTCTTCGGCCCGTTGGCATCCGGCGCCGCCAGGTCCAGCGAGGTGCGACCGAACAGGTCAGCCGAGAACGACCAGGCGAACGAGTCGATATCCAGGCCGATGCGAATGCTGGTCGCATCCAGCGGCGTACGACTCGGCAGCACCACCAGGGTGACCGTGTTTCCTATCATGTAGGTCTCCAGTATCTCGGGCTCGGTGGGTGGATCTATCGGTACCACCGGCCCCGGATAGTCGGGGTAGACAATGCCCGTCGGCACCGGATCGGTCGGCCGCCCCCATGCCCAGGGAATCCGCCGCAACGCATCGAAGCGGGTCGGACTGCCGTAGCTGCTGCGCGCCCCGGCGTCCACCGGCCGGATACCACGGACCGGCGCCACGTAGCGGAAATCGAAAAACACGTCGGGCGTGTTCGCCGGGGTGTAGCGGGTCGGGCCGAAATTAAAGTCGAGCAGGCCGGTCGGGGTGTAGAGACTGGCACGCCTCTCCGAGAGCGCATCGCGGAAGCGGTCGAACTCGGCCGAGCGCCGCCAACCGGGCGGACGGCCGGCGTCCTTGGGCGACGGCCGCGGGTTGTAGATCAGCGACAGGCGCCGATCACGCGGGCGCAGCGTCCGATCCCAGCCTAGCTCTCGCTCGACGTCCAGCACCCGGGTGCTGTCCCAAGCGCTGCGGGCTGCCGCGTTGCGCTGCTCGGCGTGCTCCCAGCCACTCCCCCAGCCCGCATCACGCACCGGTACACCGGACCAGCCACTGGCGCAGCGCCGTGCCAGAGGTCGGCCGGAGCCCCACAGCCCGGCGCTACGCGCATCGGCAAGCACCAGGCGCTGCCAGCGCAGCGGGACGGCGCGCACGGAAAGCGGCGCCGCCCTCTGCCAGGGGGCGCCGAAACTCGCATTGATCATAGAGCCTCGACAGGAAAGGGCCCGTGGCTGAGCGGGCGGTAGTAACGCGTCGCCTGCAGACGGGCCGTGCCGACCTGGCGGCTGGGGTTGTCGCCCTCGATCGGCCACCACTCCGGCTCAGCCACCGGCAACACCCCGGCCTCGGTCACCTCGTAGAGCCAGCCAGAGAAGATCGTCGGACGCACGCGCTGGCCCAGGCTGACGGCGAGACGCGGCTCGAACACCGCGCCCCAGTCATCCAGCCCCATCGCGTAAGTGGTCCCGCCGGCCGTCACCTCCAGGGCGATCTCGGCGCGCCCGGACTCGGCCGTCTGCCCCACGCCGGCCACCCGCCATTCGCCATCGAGCTTGCGCTCGATGACCACCACCTGGCGCGAGGCCGCACCGCCATCGACCGTGACGACCGCCCGCACCTTCGCCGGCTCGGTCGGATCTCGACCGCCCGAGCCTTCGGTCAGGTCATAGGAGAGCAGGCGCGTATCGGCATCGAGGACCGGCCAGCGAATGATCCCCAGGCGCGGGTCACCTTCGTCGGTGACCTGTATCACGAACTGTCCGCGCAGGCCCGATGCCTCGAAGCGCTGCACCGTCTCGCCCTCGTAGACCTGGAAGGTCGCCGTCATCGCGGTCGCGGTGACCACCGTCCCGCGATACAGCGTGGCGATCTTGCGCGCCGGAGTCTCCTCCCCTTCGCGGGTGACCTTCACGGCGAGGGTCTGGTAGATCGCCTGCCCGGCCCCCGACCAGGCGACTGCCACCGGCGGGCGAAGGGTCTTCGGCCCAATGCCAAACCGCTGCAGCCAGGTATCGGGCCGGACTTGGACCGGCGGCACCACCTGCAGCATCAGCACGCTCATGCTGGCCACCACGCCGGATCCACAGACAGGAACCAGAGCCCCCAGCGGTCCATATGCACATGGTAGGTCTTGCCATCCATCTGCACCGCCTCCGCCACCGCCGTTGCGCCCAGGGACAACCCCAGCCGCTCCAGCAGATGTCCGTGGCGGTAATGGCCCAGGATCGGGTCGAAACACACACCCTTCAGGCGGCCGACGTAGTTCGCGCCGTTCGTCACATAGGGCTGCTGCATCCGCCAATAGGGTGGATTCTCTCCCTCCGTCCGGTCGTAGTAGGTGCTCTGATACTGCATCTGGTCCATCAGCGCTCCCACGCTTGGACCGCCGCCCTGGATGATCTCTCCCGAGCGCTGGTCACGCAGCGAACTGAAGCCACTCCCGAAGGACCAGTTTCGGCTGTACCCCGTTGTGTTCTGGAACCCCTGGGCACCGCCGACGGCGATAAACCCCTGAACGCCGGAGGCGCCGCTGAAGCTCTCGTACTGCCCGACGTAGAGGCCGAGCTGGTACGCCTCGCTCGTGTTTTCGTAACCGGTGGATTGGAGGACGCAGAAGATGAACGTCTCGGCGTCCGCACAGATCTGCCAGTACGTCGCATGGTTCCAGTACATGTACCCCAGGTAGATGACATGAGCGTCATTGCTGGTGGGATTGGTGTCAGCCGACCAGGTACGTGACCGCGTATTGACGCCCTTTGGGAGCGGAGTGCTGATATCCAGCATGCCCTCATGCACATAGACTGCGATGTAGTCGTTGACGCTGCCGCTACCGGTTAAGTGCCTGTAGAACGTCACCTGCGCGCAGTTGGACGCCGGGGCCAGGGTGATGGCGGTGTCGAACTCGCTTACCACGGTCCACCCTGCCGGTGGCTTGTTGCCGTAGCCATCGACCAGCGCCGCGCGCAGGTAGCTCTTGAACTTCTGGAACGGCGTCACCGCCGACGGGAAGAGCGCCGGCGGTGCGCCGGCGTCCCGATAGCTGTACTGTCGAGCGGTCATCAGTCCGCGTCTCCTCTGATCTGCAGGTGGAATTCATCGTCCTCGACGGTGCCCTTGCCACTCAGCACCGTCCGCACGATCCACATCGGCCCCAGGCACGAGTCGGTGTTGAAGCGCACCGCGTTGCCGGCCGCCCAGCCACTGCCCCAGCCCTCCTTGCGGATGGTGAAGTACGGCGTGTTCGTCTCCGGGTTGATCGGCGCCGTGTCGGTGGTGGTAGTGCCGTTGGCGATCACCCCCAGCTTCTCCTCCACCACGCTGAAACTGGTCGAGGAGTTGAACACCAGCGCCCACTTCGCATCGATCGCGCCGCGGTTGGCGATCAGCGGCGGATAGGCGAGGCTGTTGTAGTTGGCGGTGGTCCCGTCGCCCTTCGGCTCGTCGGTCCAGTTCGGCGAGCCGATATCCCAGGTCCGCTGGGTGAACCAGTGGTGCAGCCGCGCCTGCAGGTCGCCCCAGCTCAGCGCACTGGACGCCAGCGTTTCGCCCGCCGGCAGATCCCAGGGCAGCGGCGAGGAGATTCCCAGCTCGCCGTTCACTTGGACCTCGGTGCAGAGGGTCATGTGCTCGACCCGGTCGCGCACCACCAGCGGTAGGGTCAGCGGGTTGCCCTCGGCATCCTGCAGGAGCAGCGGGTTGGCCCAGGTCACCCGGCCGCGCTCCAGGTCGACGCTGTAGCCCGCCGAGGCCAGTTCCACCGCGTTGGCGTCCACCACCTTGATCTCGGCCTGCTGGTCGCGGCCGAGCTGCAGCACGCCCCCGGCTTGAGGACTCGGCACCGTGGTCTCGGCGGTATGGGCAACCACCATCACGTCGCCTTCGCGGAACACCGGCACCCGCCCGTCCGCTGGCAGTCGCACCGGGTCCAGTCCCAGCAGGGTTGCGTCCAGCGGCAGCGAGGTGAAGACGACCGCGTTGTAGCGCAGCAGCAGCGGAATCACCGGGATATCGCTGGCCCCAGTGGTGTCCTCCAGATTGCTGGTGAAGCGCAGCCGGACGATGCCGGTCACGATATCGACGCTACCCTTGATCACCGCGCCATTGAGCTTGCCGTTCGCGTCCGCCGTGGTGGTCACGATCTGCGCGGTATCCAGGCGAACCGCCGTCACCTGCAGGCTCGCAGAACGCAGCGGCGCCCCCGGCGTGCGGAAGGTCATGCTGGTGACGCTGAAGCCGGCGTTGGTGGTCAGACAGGCCAGCAGCGTGACCGTCGGCGCCGCCCCCGAGCCATAGGTATTCAGCGTCGCGGTACGGCCGGCGTAGTCCACCGAGCCGACGGCGATGCCGGCGTTGGTGCTGCTGTTGATGTTCTTGTAGAGCACACCGGAGCGGTCGACGTAGACCTCGCCGGCCCAGGTGAACACCAGCGAGCCCGGCAGGATCGGCTCGGCCACACCAGGCAACAGGTCCAGGGTCACCGGAGCGACAGTCTGCGAATCGGTCTGCTCGCCGTACTCGACGCCGCGGCTCTGCGCGCGCACGCTCAGCGTGCCGCCGAACCCCTCCAGCAACGTGGTATCGGTGGCCACCAGACGCAGCCTCTTCATGCCGAAGTTGTCGACCGTGTCGGTGTAGTAGGTGTACTCCTTGAACACGTAGTTGCCGGCCACCTTCAGGCTGAACTCGCCGGTCTCGTAGTTGATCGTCCCGGCGCGCCCAGCCCAGCCGCCGGCGGCGTCGTCGGTCACCGAGTTGTCCACGGTGATCTCCGATTCGAAGATCGGCAGCGCCCCGGTGCCCATGTCAGCACCGAGGGTCGGTGCCGCCTGGCGACGCTTGGTGATCCACGATAGGCGCACGCTGCCCGCCTTGAGCGGCGCCCCGGGGAGAGTGCCGATGCACATGCCGGTGCTGTCGGAGGTCACCGCCAGCGGGCTGTCGGTCACGCTTCCCTGCTGGTAGGTATGCACGATCCCACTCCCGGCATCCGGGGTGGCGCTCAATTCCATGCTGACCTTGCCGTCGGCATAGTTGATCTGGCCGCTGCCACCGGTACCGCTGAGCGAGCCGTTGCCGCTATCGAGCACGGTGCGCTCTACCCCGCCGACCTTGAACGTCGCCTTGTAGGAGCCGGGCAACAGCCCCTGGTGCGGCAACGTCCGGTTGATCCGCGCGCGCGCCTGCACACTGGTGCCGGTGCGCTGGGTCAGCGCCGCATCGTTCTGCCCGACGTAGGCGTAGATCAGCGAACTCCCCACGTCGGGCAGCGCGCTCAGGGTGATGGATACCGAGCCGGTCGCGAAGTCCACCGTGCCGGTGCCTTCCCCGGCCAATTCGCCGTTGCCCTGGTCGCGGATCTCCTGCCATTTGCCCAGGGCGAGGAACGAGACCACCAGGGTGCCCGGCTGGGGCGGCGCTTCGGACAGCGACAGGGTGTAGACGAAGCCGCGGTTGCCCAGTTCGATAGGGATCTCCCCGGTCACCGCTTCGCCCGTCGCCGCCGCGGCAGGCTGGTAGGTGGCGCTCGCTGTCCCGCTCCAGCCGCTGCCGGAGGCCGCCATCTCGATTGCGCCGCTCTCGTAGTCGACGGTACCGCTGGCAATCCAGTTCGAACCGCTGATGTAGCGCAGGCCTCCCTTGCGGTCGTCGGCGAACACACCGCCGCCGGCGCTCAGCGACAGCGAACCCGGCGCGCAGCCGGTGCCGAGGAACGTCCGCGACCTGCCGCTGCCTATGTTCGCGACATTCAGGTTGACCGTCCGCGCCGGCCCGGCCGCAGCGAACAGGCGCCGCTGGTAACCGGCCAGTTGGTCGACCAGCGCGTTCTCCCGGGTGGTGCTGGGCACCAGCTGGGAATAGACCGACTTGACCCGCAGGCTCAGGGCGCCGCGGCTGACAGCCTCGGCCAGGGGGCTGATGCCGTAGTACCGCGCGGCATCGGCGACCTGGGTGCTGAGCACCTGGCTTTTCGGGCTGGTGGTACCGCCTGGAGTCACCTGGCCGCCGGGGAAGGTCGCGCCCAGTGGCGCGCTGATCGACAGGTCCAGCCGGCGCCGGGTGAAGTTCACGAAGTTGCCGTTGCCGTAGTCGTGGGCGAACTGTTCGAGCCGCGCCTCGACGTCGGTGATGCGGACATACTGCGAGCGCGACTCGAACACCAACTGATAGACCTCGCCAATCTCGGGTAGCCGCTGTTCTTCGCGCTGCACGCAAGCGATGGCGCGCTGGCCCTGCAACTGGTTGCCCAGCAGTTCGAACGAGGCGGACACGGCCGGCACCACGAAGGACTCAATGGCGTTGCGCGCGTCGCGGCGCTCGTCGGTCTGGCTACCGGTGTTGAACAGCAGCACCGAGACACGCGGATCGGCCGGCGCCCGCGTGACGATGGCATGAGCGCCCAGGTACGGCTCGGCGCTGTTCGAGCTGATGCCGGCGAAGGCCTTGCGCAGGTTGATCCGGCCGATGGTCCGGTCCAGGCGCGAGATATCGGGAAACAGGTTGTTGATCTCGCGATCCACCACGGCCTGCCCGGTGGCACGGCCGCCGCCGTCGTCCTCATCGGTGAGGCGCTGGGATTTCAGCAGCTTTACATCATCGACGGTGATCGTCATGGAACACTCCAGCCAGAAAAGAAAACCCCGCCGAGGCGGGGTGTGGGATCAAGGGTCAGGGGTGGGCGGCGCTACGGTGAGCAGTCGCAACGTCACCAGGTAGTCGGCGTCCGGACCGGGGTTGACCTCGCGGAACAGCGGTTCGGCTTCCAGCGGCGCCCCGTCGGCGCGGTTGAAGATCACCGAGAATTCGCGGCCGTCTGGCAGCACCAGCGGCATGACCCGCAGGCGCTGGTCGCGCAGCACCTCCAACTGCCGCACGACCCACAGCGGCGTCCATACCCCTCCCCCGGAGCGCAGTGTGATCGGGCGGCCATGCAGCTTGGTGCCTTCCTGCACCAGCAGCGCGCCGGTCAGGGAGCGTTCCTGCTCTTGTGCCACCGCATCCCAGGTGAACTCGTCCACCCATTCGAACTGGTCGCCCAGTTCCACCGCATCGAGCCTCATCGGCCGGTCCTCATGCTGGCCTGCTCGAGCACGCCGAGCAGGTTGGTTTCGTCCTGTTCGCTGGCCACCGCCACGTCAACGGCTCCCCGCGGCGTCTCGAAACGAACGACCCGGGGCGGAGGACTCGACGCCGGCGGCGAGGCAGGTGACGCCGCCGCGGCCTTGGCGGCGTTCTGCTCGTCCACCCGCTTCTGCTGCTCCTCTCTCTGCCGCTTGGCATCCGTCTCGGCCTGGATCTGCTGCAGGGTGGCCAGCGCCGTCATCAGGTTCTGCACCGCGTTCATGTCGCCGCTGCCCTGGGCCTCGGCCAGTTGCTGCTGCAACTCAGCCTTACGGCTGTTGAACCGGCTGCGATCCACGGCCTCCTGCTCGCCGCGCAGCCCCGCCAGTTCCTCGCGCAGGCTGACCAGCGTCGACTTCGAGCCTTCCTTGAGCTGCTGAATCTTCTGATTGGCCGCCTCGATTGCGCTCTCCAGTTGCCGCATGTCCGAATCGTTCAGCAGGCTGAGGCCATTTCGAGCGCCCTTGGCCGCCGACACGAAGTCGCCCAGCTTCATGGTCCCGCGTTCGTAGTCGTCCATCAGGCTCTGCAGGCTGCGCTTCTGCTCCAGGTACGCCGCCTGGATCTCCAGGCTGGCCCGCTGGGTATCCATCGCCCAGCGCCCGAAACCGCTCATGCCCACGCCCGACTCGGCCTTGATCCGGGCCAGTTGCTCACTGACCTTGGCCAGGGAGCGCGAAGTGGCGTCCAGGCTGCTGGTGTCGATGCTGAGATCGACGGTGGAGATCCCACGCATCGCATCGAAGGCGTTCAGCGCTTCCTGGCTCAACTGCGCAACGCCCTGCCGCGCGGTGCTCAACACCCCACCGAAGAACCCTTCGAAGGCGCCCATGTCGTCCTTCGTCGACGCTACTCCCTTGCGGGTCGCCTCCATCGACTCGCCAATGGCCTTGCGCTGGTCCGAGAGCGATTTGGCCGCCTTGTCCGAGGACTCCGCGACCGCCTGCATACCCTTGGCGCCCTCCTCGCCGGCCGCCTTCAGTTCCTTGACCTTGGCGGACAGCTTGGTCTGTTCCTGGTTGAACTCCCGCGCGCTGATCGTGCCGTCGTTGTACAGCCGGCCCAGCGCCGTCCGGATGTTCTGGATATCGACCGAGGTCTTCGCGCTGCTGATCGCGTCCTGGACCTGCTTCAAGTTCTCCAGGCCGGTACTGAGGTCAGACACCCCCAGGGCGGCGCCGCTGGCGGTCGACTTCAGTTCGATCAGCTTCGCGTTGAGGACACCGGCGCCGTTCGCATACTCCTGCTGGCTCAGCGTGCCGGCCTGGTAGGCCTTGAGCATTTCCCCCTGCAGGGCGGTCAGTTGCTCGGTGGTCTTGGCCGCGCTGATCTGGTCCAGGGCATTCTGCAGGCTGGTCACCGCCTGCACCGACTCGGCGGCCGCGTTCTTCGCACCCGCCTTCAGGTCGGTGAAGGTGTCGGTGATCGCCTGGCTCTGCTGCTGTGCGGCGGAGGCGGTAGCCGTGGTGCTGGTGTCCCAGGCATCCGCGATATCCTGCGCGTCCTGCTGGATCTGCTGGCGAAAACCCTCGCTCATGCTGCTGAGCAGGTCGTGGACGCCGGCGACGGAACTGCGGATGCGCTCCCCGCCCAGCGCCGCCGGGATCTTCTCCGCCACCTTCTCGATGCCGGCGACCATCAGCGACAGGGTGCCGGTCCAGGCGAGGGCGATAGCGCTGATGCCCGAGGTGACACCGTTGAACAACGTCCGGAACGGCGCGATGAACAGTTGCACCCGCGAGGCCATGTCGTCCAGCTGGGTGCTGAAGCTGCTAAGCCAGGCCGAGGTCTTGTCGATCAGGGTGCCGAAATCGACGTCGGCCAGGCGCTTGATGAAGCGCTCGACCCATTCCGAGCCCTGGACGAAGGCATCCGACAGCCCCTTGGCCAGCGTGTCGAGGCGCCCGTCCTGGTCCATCTGCGCGATGGTATCGCCCAGTTCCTTCAGCTTGTTCTTGACGTGGTCCAGCGCGCCGGCGTTGGCAATGCGGTTGAGAAAGTCGGCCGCAGTGTCGCCGAGGTTGCTGACCAGGCCGGTCAGGGTGCTCATGGCCTTCGCAGCGGCCCCTTCGGAGCTGCGCCCCATTTCGTCGACCAGCGCCTTGATGACGTCCCGGCCAAGCTTGCCCTTGCTCGCCAGATCCTGCAGCTGCGCGGCATTCTTGCCGGTGACCTTGGCCAGCATGTCCCACACCGGCACGCCACGCTCGACCAGTTGCAGGATCTCCTCGGTCTGCAGCTTCTGCTTCGCCCAGGCCTGGCCGACTGCCGTCGTGATGCCCTCCAGGCGCTCCATGCCGCCGCCCAGCTTCTCCGACTGGTCCTCGATCGCTTTCAGCGACCCGTCCATCGGGTCCAGGCCGTAGGCCTTCAGCAGCGCGAAGGCGTCGGTGACGTCGCCCAACTGAAGCGGCGTATCCTTGGCAAAGGTCTTGATCCAGGCGGTTGCCCGCTCACCCTCGGCAACCGAGCCCATCAGCGACGTAAGCCGGTTCTGCAGGTTCTCGAACTGGTCGCCGGTGGTCAGCATCGAGACGATGCCATCACGCACCAGGCCGATTCCTCTGCGCACCAGGTTCAGCGCCGCCTGGATGCCGACGAAGGCCGCGGCGTAAGCGGCTGCCTGGCGAACGCCGGACGACATGGCCTCACGCAGCGCCGTCACGCGCGAGGTGTGGCCAGCAGCCTCCCGCGCCGCTCGCATCTGCGCACGTTCCAGCTCGCGGATCTCGCGGCTGTTCTGCGCGATGCTCTCGCGGGTGTTGTCGACCACCGACGCCAGCCGCCGCTCCTCGTTGGCAAGCTGGCCGGTATCCACGCCCGCCGCCCGCGCCGCACGTTGCTGCTCAGCGTGCCGAGCGGTCAGTTGGTCAAGGGTCCGACGCAGACCCGCTGCGTCCCGCTCCGCGATCTGCAGGGACACGGCCAGGCCCCGGCTCCCGGGGTTGCGGTCCAACGCCTCGCGCAGGTCCGCAATGGTACGGTCCACCCGCTGCACCGACGTCTGCGTCTGCGCAATGGCACGCTCAGTAGTTCCGAGCGCGGTCACCAGGCCGCGAGCCCCCTTCGCATCGTCCAACTGCCGGTTCAGGTTCGCCGCCGTGGTGCGCAGCCCTTCCAGCGCCTCGGTCGACTGCTGGGCTGCGGGCGACAGTTCGTCCCGGCCGCGAAGAACGAACTGGATCAGGCGTTGCATTGGATTCGCCATGAGAAACTCCAGACAATAAAAAACCCGCCAAATGGCGGGTTCTTTCGTTATGCAGCAGCTTTGCTGACTTCAGACAAAGCGAAACATCATTTAGAAGCGGTTTCGGGGCCGCTCGTCTCTTCCGCGTACGAGTCTTGGTCAGTAATCTGAGTAACCTTTTCGATTTCTGCCTTAATAAGCTTCCCTGCTCGCGTCTTTGTAGCCAACTGCAACAGAACGACCTTTCCACCCCACTCCGCCTCTTGAACAATATCAAGAATCGCATCCGTAACAAACGAGCCATCTTTGGGGAGCGTCGCAGTAATTTCAACTTTCCTTACAACATCGTAGAGAGTTAGCTTGTATTCCTCTCTTGAACGATGATCAACTCCTCTTATCCGATAAACGCTAGCAATACGGTCAGAAACCGCAACATTTCTCGGCGTATGACTAAGTTCATCAACAAATGCGCCTGGAAGTTTTACACCATGAAGATCTACAGAATCTGAATCAGTGGTGCTCGAAATAAGCTTATCGTAGGTTCCAGCCATATGCTCTGAGATCGTTTGGACCTGAGGAATCTTTTCAGTAACCATCTTGAACAACTCGGCATTTCTCTTCGCCTGGGCGTCGTCCATGCCCTTGAAGAGTTCCAGCGTTTTAAGGCGTTCTTCCCGCTCAGCGTCGGATTCTAACTTTGCAAGTTCCGCCTGCCTAGTTTCCTTCTGAGCTTCCAGATAGTTACTAAAACCAAGGTGACCGAAACCCATAACTCCGATAGCGAGTAGCGCTATTAGTTTATGTCTTGAGTCCATAGTCTTGAAACCCTCAGCGATCCCTTTCGCAAGCGTCTCAGCCTGCTCCTCAAGCTTTGCAACAAAGCCAGAACTGCCCTCCGCGACATGGACAAGAATTTTCAGCTCTTCACGATCAGCATTCGTCAGGCGACGGCTAGAGTCAGCATAGCGAACTAGAGCAAACGACTTATTGATCGTCTTTTGCAAATCCAGAAATGCTTCCATCAACTCTGGAGTAATTGTTGAGTGGTAGCGTTCCCCCTTTACGTGCATTTCAAACCGAGGCCAATCCTTAAACTCGACCTCAGGCAAAGGTAAATCAGAGTCCTTCAACAAACTCTCGAGCAGCTTTAACGCAGAATCATCGTCTTTGATTACGTACTTCGCCATCCTAGGGTCTCCCTACCATACAGGCGAGCAAAGCTACCATATTGCCAGCACCAAAACCCAGAGTGCTCCTGGGCCTTGGTGCCACGCACTTCACGGATAGCGGGCCGCAGCCCCATCATATTAGGCCGCCTGCGCGAGATCCATCTGGCAGAACTTGGAAATGTCGGTCGCGGTCACGCGCGAATCTGCGAGCAGTTCCGCCGGGCCGGTGAGCTTGGCGTATTCCTGGCCCAACACCGCCAGCTCCTGCAGGAGGCCGAACTTGACGCGGCGAGGGCGCAGCGCGAACGGCTCGCCCGACTGCGCGTCGTTCAGGCCAGCGATGAACAGCTCCAGTTCCTTCTGCGAGCCGTTGAGCATATGCACCGCCCGGCTCGGGCGCGGTGTGTAGCTGACCTTGATGCCGGTTGCATCGATCTGGCCGCCGCTCAGCACCTGGATGCCGTGGGGTACCAGCAGGTAGTCCGTGCCCGGGGCCACCTCGACGTCCCCTGCGGTCTTGACCGTCACGGGCTTGGTCAGGTCCGGCAGGTACTTGAACGGGATCAACTCCAGCGCAACCCCCTGAGAGGTATGCGCCTCGTCGGTGATTGCGGCGGTGGGCGCCACCTGGATGGTGGAGCGCGTCACCAGGGCGACATTCTCGGCAGTCAGGTCGAACATACCGATGGAGGACGTCACGTCGGTGACGCGCTCGCGGACGTTACTGTTGCCACCGCCTCCCATGTAGTTGGGCAGCGTCTTGCGGTCGGTGGCGAAGCTGATGTTGAAGGTGTCGCAGTTGCCGAGCGGCAGGAACGGTTCCTGCGACCCGTACAGGCGGGCATGGATGATGCCCTCGCCGATGAACGAGCGGTCGATGGTCTGGAGCATGGGGCTCTCCTGATGGGTTCGGGTGGGTTACTTGTGGTCGCCACCGGCCGGTTCGGCGGAGGCTGCCGGAATCGGCGGCGCCTTGGCCTTGGCCTCGGTGGCGTAGCCCTTGCCCAGGGCATGGGCAGCTACGGCGGCGGTAACGCTGATGGCGCCCTTCGACGCCGGGTAGTGGGTCGCGTCGAGCCCCTCGCGGTAGTTGAACGGCCTGGTAACGATGATCTCGGGCATGGAGCCCTCCGGAAATGAAGAGGCCGCCCGGAGGCGGCCTGGTGGATGGGTTACAACTGCTGCGAGTAGCTGACCTGCAGAGGGATGGCTCGATAGGCCCAGCGCCGGCCGGGCTCGGGCAGGCGCACAGCGGATGCCGGAAAATCGACACGCACCAGGCCGGGCACCGTCAGCCCGGCCTTGTGGCCCTTGAGCACCCGCTTGATCGCCAGGCGCGCCTCGCGCAACGCCTGGGCGGCGTCCCTGCCGCGCGCCATCGGGACGATGTTCACGGTCCACTCCTCCACGACACTGCCCGGCGACCGGTCTCGTTCCACGGTGTCCCCTTCCTGCAGGATGATCAGCCGTTCGGGCTCGTCGCTGTCCTCGGCGTCGAGCACCCCGGCCACCCAGTCCTCGCGGACGGCATCGCCGAACGCCGGCACCGCGGCCAGCAGGTCCAGCAGTTGGCCGATGACCGCGGTCTGTACATCGATCACGTCGCTCATTCGGGCACCACGTAGAAAGTGATCCAGTCGCCGTCGTCGGCATGGATGCCGTCGATGCGCCAGACCTGGCCATCGGAATCGAGGAACGCCCCCTTGCGATCAAGCGGCTGCAAGAACGCCTTGCGGCACGCAATGGTGCGGTACCGATCCAAGGCGCCGGCTTCCATGCGTTCCACGCCTTCCTCGACGATCACCGCAGCATTGCCGATCTGCCGGCCAGAGCGGTCCAGGTAGCCAAACTCACCATCGCCGAGGACGTCGGCGATGATCTCGTCCATGTCGGCGACCAGTTCAGAGAAACCCGCCACGGTCAGAGGGTCAGTTCGCGCACCGCCAACGGGCGGGTGCACAGGTGCAGCGGGTTCGATTGCGCTTCCCCAGCCACGCCTTTGTCGAAGGGCAGACGCTCAAGCTTGGCGTAGTACGGCAGGCCTTCGGTGTTGACGACCTCCATGTAGTCCGCCGGCGCAAAGGCGCTGATGAACAGGTCCGGAACCCCCTCCGGGACCAGTTGGGCACTGCCATCGTCCACGAACGGCTCCCCGTCATGCTTGCCGCGATAGCGCTCCCAGATCACGCCGCCGAACTCGAACGACTGGCGACGGTCACCCCGCAGTTGCGCCGCCTGAAGGGTGTTCAGGTAAGTGCCGCGCACTTTGGGGTGATCGATGAACTTGGCCCAGAAGTTCTTGCCACAGAACGCTCGCGAACCGGTGCTGGTGACGTTGCCCAGCGCGTCGTCCTGCTCGTCGAGCAGGTCGGCCAGAATGCCGCTCAGGTCACCCTCGGGGTTACCCAGCTCGAGCGATCGCGGCTTGGGCTTCCTCAGTCCGAAGGCCTGGTAGATATCCAGCAGCACCGTCGAACCGTCGGCATCGAGAATCTTGCCCTTGATGGCGCCGATGCGCTGATACTCGTGGGTCAGGTCCAACTGGCGGCGCGCTTTTTCCAGGCGCTTGGCCACGACCGCCTCGGCGGACTGCAGCTCGGTCCGGCTACCCACCGCACGGATGCCCTGGATTTCATCGGCGAGGATCTGGAACGTCTGCGGCAGGTGAACGGTGTTGAAGGGGACCAGTTGACGCTTATCACCGGTCACGACCTGGCCTACGCCGCCGCGGGCTTTCGCCTCCACCAGTTGCAGCGTGGTGCCGTCTTTTTCGATCTGCACCACCAGCGAGGACACACCCTGTTCCTCGAACAGGCCCAGCGCGGCGAGTTGCCCCGGCACCGGGTGATCGGTGTTGATCACCGCCAGCAGCGCCTCCACCGAGAATGCCTCATCTTCGAAAATGCTGATTTCAGCCATGTGGATACTCCAGAAATGAAAAACCCCGCGCAGGCGGGGCTTGAGGTGGTTGAGGGACGGAGGAGGATCAGGTGCGAAGGATCAGGCCCAGCGCCTTGAGGTCGGCCTCACCGGCGGCATCCAGGCCGGTCAGCAGGCTGGCGATCACTTCGGCATCACGGACCACGGCCACCGCCTTGACGTCGGCATCCGTGGCGTCCACTGGACCGAACAGAATGCCGCCAGCCGCGCGACGGCCGTCATCGGCACCGTCGTCGTCGTAGGGCGTCCACTCGCCGAGCCCTGCCAGCACCTGCAGGTTGAAGCGATCACTCACCACGAAGTCGGTGGCCCCGTCGGAAAGGGTGAAGCCGATTCCGCCGCCGGTGAACGCCTGGCCGACTTGACCAGTGCCCACCTGGCGTCCCTGCGGGTCGACCACCTCGAACTTGCCGCCATTGGCTCCGGCCTCGGTGATTTCCAGCACGTAGGTGCCGCTGATGGCGGCGCTGGTCACCACGGTGGCACCGACAGTGCCGTCGCCGGTGTTCCCTGCCGCCGCGGTCGCGCTCAGCGCATTGGCGGCGGTGATGGGGGCGATCAAGGTACCCGCCACCAGCCGGCCGGAGCCGGCGGTGATGACGATGTTTTCGCGGCTGCGCGAGCCGTTGGCCTCCGACAGGAGGAACTCTCCGGCGTGAACGCCTTCGGTCTTGATGGTCATGCTTGCTTTCCTCCTTTCGAGGCATTGAGCCGGCGCTTCGCGTACACGTCCCTCGGCGCCGGGGGTTGGTAAGCCTTGTTCTGCGGCAGATCGTCCGTCGGCACGCGGTTGTCGATCTCCACCTGGGTGCTGCGCGCTACGATCTTGTCGTACAGCCGCAGACGGGCGCCGTCGGCATCCAGGCCCTCCTCGATGAGCGCCTTGGCCTCATCGGGCATTTTCGCGACGAGGCATACCGACCGGACGGCCTTCGCCCGGTCCAAGGCCGCGCGCACAGTCTCGCGATCCTTCAGGCCCGAGGCCTTGATCAGATACGCCGCGCAGTCGGCCAGACCGGCCTGGGCGCAGTCCGCCGTCAGCTCCGCAGCCAGTTCGGCCGACGTCGGGGCGAGGTCACCCGCTGGCTCCTGGCTGGCCAGCAGCCGGCGCGCCGCGTCGGGCGTGTTGCGATAGCGATTCAGCACCTTGCCCAGGCGTGCATTCACGCCGACCGGCTCGGCCGCGCCGAGCACCTCGTCCACGAACCCCTTGTCCTTCGCCTCGGGCGCGGTGAGCCAGGTTTCGTCGTCGATCATCCGGCGCAGTTCGGCGTCATCGACATTCAGCGGCCGATGCTGGTAGCTCGCCACGATGCCCTCGAACGCCTGGTCCATCATGTCGGCGACCTTGCGCAGGTCTTCGCTGTCGCCTGCCGCGAGGGTCCAGGGGTTGTGGATCATGAACAGCGCGTTGTCGGCCATTTCGACCCGGTGTGCGCCGCAGGCCGCGACACTGCCCGCGCTGAAGCAGGCCCCGTCGATCCGGGCGGTGCAGCGTTCGCCCAGGGCCCGGAGCGCGTTGTGGATGGCGATGCCGTCGAAGAGGTCACCGCCGATGGTGTCGAAGTGGACCAGTACCGGAGAGGTGCCGTCGTCGACTGCTTTCAGGTCGCGGATGAAATCCGCGGAGGTGATGCCCCAAAAGCCGATTTCGCCGTAGATGTAGATCTCGATGGAGGCGGCCGAGCCGGTACCCTCAGCGCTCAGCGCCTTGACGCTGTACCAGTGCTCGGCCTGCAGATCCGGCGCGCCCTGCGCCTTGTTTTGGATGCGCGGATCGGCGAGCGTGCCAACGCCCAGCAGCGCCCACAGGGCGGCCAGCGCCAGGGGCTGTTCATTGCGTTTCTTCATGGGTGTCCCCTTGGTCTCTCACCGGTTGCCCGGTGTCGGTGGTGTAGTGCAGGTTCAGGCTGTCGGCCCGGGCGTTGTCCTGGGCGTTCTCCCGGTCGATCACTTCGGCGTCGTATCCGGTGCGTAGCGCATGCTCGCTCCGGCTGGCGAGGCCTCCGCCGATCTCCAGCAGCTTGCCCTGGACGTCTTGCACCGGATGGATGTAGGCCCAGCCCTGCGGGATCCAACGCGTGCGCAGGAATTCACGTCGCCGCGTCGGATAGTCCGGCAGGTCGACTGCTCCGCTGAGGTACGCGGTATCCAGCCACCACGCGCGCACCGGGCGGCAGAGCTGGTAGACGTACACGCTGAACTGAACCTGTTCGATCCGGCGCCGAAACTCGTTGAGCAGCACCCGCAAGGTGCGGTCGCTGATATCGCCCATGTCGCCGGTGAGCAGCTCATACGGCAGGTCGACACCGACCGCCGCTGCCATCAGTTGCTGTCGCATGAAGTCGACGTAGGTGTTACCGGCGTCCGGCGGGTCGGAGAAAACCACCTCCTCCCCTTCCAGCAATTCCTGCATGGTCCCCGGCTCCAGGCCGACCATCGGTGTCCCGTCGCGATCCTGCGCAGGAGCCAGCCCGGTCGACGGATCGAAGATCGGCGCCCCATCCTGTCGAGGCCTGGTGATGAAGCCGGCGAACAGGTTGGAGACTTCCTGCCTGAACAGCACCGCGTCGTCGTAGTTATCCAGCGACTTCAGCCGCAGGAGAACCGGCGACAAGCGCGGCACACCGCGCAGCTGGCCACCCTCCAGCGGTTCGAAGATGTGCAGTACCTGGTCCGCCGGGATGCGGTTGAGCTGGTTGAAGCCGCGCCGGGGCGCTGCCGGATCGCCGGGATGGCTCTGCCACATCCAGTAGGCAACCCGGCGGCCGATGGCGTCGAACTCGATTCCCGCGCGCACCACGTTGCCACTGCGGGTCTTGAAATTACGATCCACCGGGACGAAGTCAGGCGGGAGCACCTGCAGTTGCAGAGGTACCGCCAGGCCGTCCTCCGGCCGTCGGTTGCGGCGCCTCACGAAGCACTCGCCCGCTTCCTCGACCATCCGCGCGATAATCATCTGCAGGCCGTAGAAATCGGTACGGTCATCCGCGTCCGACTCGTCTACCCAGTCCTCCCACAGCAGGTTCAACGCCTCGCGCAACGCCGCGTCGTCCAGGCGTGCGCGCGGCGTAATGCCGGTGCCGATCAGGTTGCTGACGCGCTTGCTGATCGCGCTCGCGGCGTAGGGGTCATTCCTCACCGCCGCTCGCGAGCGCTTGCGCAGGGTCGGCAATGCCGGAATGGCTACCGCATTCAGCGCCGCCTCGGGCGCGTCCCAGCCTGCGGCGCGGCGTCCGGTGCCAGCACCCTCGTAGCTGTTGCGAATGCGCTTCGACGTGATTCGGTATCGGGTAGCCATCAGATCCCCTTGCCTCCGCTGTAGAGGCGAACCTGGCGCGAGCGTCGGTTGTTCGTAGCCGCTTCCAGGGCTGCGGCTTCGGCGTACTGCTGCTCCAGAACGCGCAGACTCGCCAGTTGCGCGCGGTCGACCTGGCGGTCTCCCTTGCGCACCGACTGCCCTTTTTTCAGGATGTCCTGAATCGCCACCCGGACCTCGTCCAGGCGCTGCTGCGCTGTGCTCATGCTGACCTCGTCTATCGGCGGCTCAGATACCCGCTGCGCGAGGTACGCCGGCCAGTTGGTTGGGATGGTGGGTTCGCGCTCCGCGCGGGAGGTGCCGGCCGCACTGGGGCGCTTGGCGCCTCGCCCTGCGGCTCATGCTCGTCCGCTTCGTCGGCCGCGCTGGGCACCGTGGAGACTGGGTCGGCGAACAGGCTGCCTTGACCTACCGCTGCGCGCAGGCTGCTCCACTGTGGAGCGTGATAGCGATGCAGGCCGAGAAAGTGGGCCGCGGCCAGGTTGTACACGATGAGGTCGAGGGCCTCGTTTCGCTCCGACTTGGCCTTGACCCAGTCGGTGCGCTTGAACCCCTTCACGTAGCGGACCACCTTGCGCTCGGCCACGCACTGGTCGAAGAAGTCAGGCGGCAGGTCTGCGGAGAAGTGCAACGCCCCGGAGCCATCCTTGAGGTGGTAGCGGTTATAGACCCAGTCCTTCGCCGTGTCGGTGCCGACCATCCATAGTTCAGCGCCACTCTTCTCGGTGTTGCCCTGCCAGGTGACGTCGACCTTGGACGGCCGCTGGGCCAGCACTGGGCGGCCGCGCTTGCTCGCCCCCTTCACCGCCAGCACGTTTCGCCAGCGGCGCAGGCGGGTGAACTGGTAGACCTCATGGGTATGGTGACCGCCTGAGTCGATGCAGACCGCGCAGATGGCCAGGTCCACACCGCTGACGTGCCGATATCGAGCCTTCAGGCGCTCGTCGAGCAGCGCCCAGGTACGCTCGTCGGTCGGGTCGCCGGGAATCACCTGGAAATCGACCGTCCAGCGCTCCAGGCCCTCGCCCCAGCCCATCACCAGCATTTCCAAGCGGTTGTGCTGGGTATCGACCGCCGCGGTCAGCAGCAGCGCTCCGGCGGGTACCAGACCCAGCCGATGCCCCTCGGCCTCGGCTCGCTTGCGCAGCTCGTCCGCCTTGGTCATTTCCTCGGCGCTGTCCCACAGCCGGGCCAAGCGGGTGTTGTAGAACACCTGCATGGACCCGGGATCGCCCTTCTCCTGTAGACGCTTGGCCTCGTCGTACTCCTTCGCCAGGTCCGTCCAGGTCAACCAGCCGGGAGGCGCATACAGCGCGCTCAGCGTGAAACTGACGGTCTCGCCGTCACCGACGGCATGGGCTCGCCACTCGCCAGCGGACAGCATGGCCGCCTTGTGGTGCTCCTCGATCAGGGCGCCGCACTCCTCGTTGCAGCACATGTACTGCACAAGGCGGTAATCGGGGTCGTACTTCAGGCCCTCCCACTCCAGCACCTGCATCGTTCCGCAATGCGGACACGGGACGTAGTAGTGCCGCTGGTCGCCCTGGGTGAAGAGGTCGGCGATCCGCGAAACGCCTTTCAGCGTGGGCGAGCTGGAGTAGTAGAACTTCGCGCGGCGGCCGAACGTCGAACCGCGCGCCTCGGCCTGCTTGACCGGGTCGCCGTCGTCGTCGACGTCCATTTCCCAGCGATCGATTTCGTCGCCGTACACGTACCGAGCGGACAACTCGGCCAGGTTGGAGGCCGAGCCGGCTGACGCGCAGTACAGCGCGCCACCCTCGAACTCCTTGGTGTCGAGCGTGTTTCGCGAGTCGCGCGAGCGGGCCTTGGCAACGCGCGCGGTCAGCACCGGCACGGCCTTGATCGTCTTGTCGATCCGTCCTGATACCCGCTTGCTCAGCTTCTCGGTGGGCAGCAGCACCAGGATGTTGGCCGGCGCCATGTGGATACAGCCGCCGATCCAGTTCAAGGCGACCTGGGTCTTCATCAGCTGCGAGGCGATCATGGTCACCACGCGCTTGGCTGGGAACAGCGGCGACAGGCAACGCATCGGCTCGCGCGCATAGGGGGTCCGGTCGGTGTGGTACTTGCCCGGCTCGGCCGCCCCCGTATCCGCCGGGATCATCTGGAACTCGTCCGCCCACTCATCGATCCACAGTTCGGGGTCAGGCTTCAGTCCTCGACGGTATGCCGCCAGGTACACGGCGGCACCGTCGGCATACGGTTGTTCCATGGTTCAGTTCGGCTCCTTGCCCCCTTGTTCGATCTCGGCATCGAGCTGTAGGAGGCGGTCAGCATCTTCCAAGGCACGGCGCAGCGCCTGGGTCAGGCGGCGTTCGATCTCCCAGGGGTCGGTCAGCGTCACCAGGTCGCCGGCGATCTTCGGCGGCACGCCCATCAGCAGATCGCGCAGAGCGCGCGCAGCGGTGAAGGCGGCGGAGTCGACACGCGCGCGCTCGACCGTCTCGCCACGGCTCTTGCGGTGTTCGTCTTCTGCCAGTAGAGCCAGGGCGTACTCCCGCCGCGCGCGGGCCTTCTGGTAGTCGGGCAGCGGTGCGGTCTGCCCCGGTGCCGGTAAGGCCGGGCTCGGGGCTGCACCTGCGCCTATGTGGGCGTACACGCCCTTCTCCACCCGCTCCTGCCGATGCCGCTCGGCCACGGCAGCCTTGCTCGGGTCTGCGCTGGCGGCCAGCAATTCGTCGCTCGCCTGGACGTCGACCTTTCCGTCGGCGGTGAGGACGAGGCGTCCTTGCCGGACCAGCTTCGACACGTAGGCGCGCGACCAGCCTTGGCGGTCCGCGAACGCTGCCTTGGTCATGAACTCCATGTGCGGTACCTGTTAACCACGATGAACCGAGGGGGGTTAACCCGGTTAACCCTGTTAACTAACTTCCCGGCCCAGCCACTAGCGCGAGAACGGGGTTCGAATCACCCTTGTCCGGGGCGGCGCTTCAGGGGCCCCCGGTGCTTTTCGAGTAGCACGCCACTGCCCCGATTTTCGTGGCGACCCGCCCGCAACCGGCCACTGCCGGCTCGGGTTGAACTAACCCCGCTCCGCCCGGCCAGGCCATCCACCAACGGTTCAGCGCAACGCTTTCGCCAGGGCCCGCTCGATGTTCGCCTCTAGGCGCGCGTCGTCCTCGGCAACACGCCGAACGACTTCGTGAAACTGGAAGCGCACGCGGTACTGAGGTTGGCGGACGAAGGCGAGGACCATAGTCAACGTCCGTCCACGGCGCTCGGCGATGCCAATCGGCCGGCGGCCACGGCGCATCACGAAGTACGCCAGTTGGTGTCCCTTCGCCAGGGAGCGCGCCGACTGAGTAGCGTTTCCTTTGAACCCCGCTCGGTATTCCAGGGCACCCAGGCCGGAGAGGATCTGGATCATCTGGCCGCGGCTCATGTTGCCGTACTGGTCCAGCCGGGCACCCTCCGCTGGAACGACGAACATGCCCGCCGGCAGGATGCCTCGGGCTCGGAGGTTCCGCTCCGACGCCTTGTCCACCCTCGGCCCCCCGAAGACTTGGGGAGCCACCCAGTCCTCCGGCGCCTGCCCCTTCGAGGCATGGTCCTTTTCGTCCTTCACCCACAAGGCCGCCTCAAGGCGGCGCGAGGTGGCATGCAGGATGCGGATGGCGTTACGGGTGAACGGTGTCGGCCGGTCGAAGACCTGGTCGATCTCCCCGACCAGCGCCTGATTCGCCTGGTTCGCCGTGTGGTTCAAGGCGTCGGCCAACACAGCAGCAGGCAAGTCGCCACCGAGCTGCTGCAAGGACCGAACGGCGTCGTCCAAGTCCCGCGCAGTGATAGCCCCTCTCACTCCGAGTCGGCCCGACGAGGCGGCACCTCAGAACCGCCCGCTTTCCGCTCAAGCCAACGCGTGTAAAAACCAGATGCCACGTCGGCGCCGAGGCACGCGACCACGCTACCGAGCGCGGCGGCAACCGGCAGCCCCGCACCGCTCGCCGTGGCGAGCAACACCGAGGCCAGGCCGAACACCACCGACGCCCCCGAGCGCAGCAGGACACGCTTCAGCAGATCGCTGACCGTCAGCCCTGCCGCCTCGGCTCGCCACAGCTCCCCGGACAGGCCGGCCATCGACACCAGCACGAACAGCCAGGTCGGAATATCGCTCAGCGTCTGCTGAACGTCGTTCTCTGTCGCCATGTTCACCTCGGTCTGAGTAGGCGGCCCGTCCCTGGACCCGACGCCCCACCTGGGAGGCCAGAGGCGCCGAAATCGAGACAATAAAAAACCCGGCGCGATGGCCGGGTTCGGATGATGTGGAGCGTGTGCCTCAGTGGCGCACCTCTACGAGAGTGCCTACTTTTTACCCCTTCAGTTCGGTGGCAGCAACCCCGTTTCATTGCCACCTTGCGAATATCCCACGAACGCCTTGGCAATCCCTGGCGAATACTCGGTGAATATCTGCCTACGGTTATCAAGCGCCTCCGGCGCTGTCCTACTGGTCGGTAGGTGGGTCAGCAGGTGGGACAGATAACCCATTGTTTTATATGGCGTTGTCCTACTGTCCCACTTGTCCTACTGCTTTCTACGCATATAAGAGAAGAATAATAAGAGCGCACGCTACGCGCGTGCGCGCGATGCGCGCCTATGTGCGGGCGGGTGTGTGAAAGGTGGGACAGTGGGACAGCCCCAGCGGCGACGGGGCTTTGCGCTGTCCCGCCTCGAAAAACGAAGCGGGACAGAGTAGGACGGTGGGACAGCGCCCGGCCAAGTCAGGCCGCCCGCCGCAGCAGGATTTCAGCAATGGCCGCATGGGCCAGGTGCAGGCGCTGGTAATACTGGGTTCTACCGCACCCGCACGCTTCCCATTTCATCGGGTCCGACATGTCGTAGTCCGTGTAATGCAACCGCACCACCCGCTCGATGGGCGGCGGAAGGTGCTTGTTCACGATCAGCTCAATGTCCGCCGTGCGATCCAGAGGACAGCGAGCCCCCGCCGTGGAGCGAGTCAGGTTTCCCCTGGTCGCCATCAGCATAGCAATCACATTGCTCCCGCCGCTAGCGTTGCCGGCTGAACCTACGCCGTTCGGTGGGTGCAGCTCGGCGGCCCAGGTCCGTAGCATCTCGTCAATTGGCTTGATCAAAATGCGGCCTCCTTCTGCGTTGGCCGCCCCTTCCACGACGGCGGCCGCTCATAGCCCCACGGTCGCACCGGCGACTTACCGGATGCGGGCAGGCGTCTACGCCGCCAGCCCAAACGGTGCATGATATGGCCAACTCGCATCTGCTCCGGCTTGCCCCAATGCCCGAAGTCGAGGTTGAGCGCGTCCCCCAGCAGGTCAGCACTGGTGACGGTCTCGCCGACGTACCCCTCCAGCCAACCGATCAACTTGTGCTCCCAGGCGTCGACGGTGTAGCGCTTGTCCTGCTCCTCCTCGAACAGCGCGCGCTCTTCACGCGAGACCCACCACTGATCCCCGGCGCGGTAGCAGAACAGCGCTTCGGCCCATAGCTGGTCCCGGATCTCACGCAACAGGTCCAAATCCACCTTCGTGCAGAGGACCGGCCAGTATCGCCGGTTGCCGGTGGTGTCCTTTAGGTACTCCTCCTGGTTTGTAGTACCTACGAAAACACATTGTCGCGGCACATCGCGGGATCTGCGGCCATATTTCTCGCGGAAGGTATCAACCGATGCCGAGAAGAACTGCTTCGCCTTGGTGCTGTCGGCCTTGTTGAAGGCATCCAACTCGCCCAGTTCGCTGATCCATTTGCCGCGTAACATCTGAAATGTTTCTGTGTCACCAAGCACGAACGGGGTATCCATGAACCACTCGCCGCCCAGCACCGACATGGCAGTCGACTTGCCTTCACCCTGCAACCCTTCGAGGATCAGCACCGTATCCATCTTGCAGCCCGGGCGCATAACACGCGCAACAGCGCCGATCAGCCAGCGCTTGCCGGCCTTCATCGAGTACGGGGTCTCCTCCACGCCCAGGGCCCTGTTCAGCCAATGCTCGATCCGCGGCGTACCGTCCCACTCCAGGCTCTCAAGGTACGCCCGCACCGGGTGAAAACTGTTCTTGCTGGCCACCACCGACACCGCTTCCAGCACCGGCGGTACCTTCGTCAGCAAACCGTACTGCTGGGCCAGCCACTCGCACGCCAGCATGTCGTCCAGATCCGTCCACTCCCCCGTACCACCGCCATAGGGCGGCGTCCGCAGCTTCATGGTCTTGGCGCTGAACTCGTCATAGCCGAGCACGCCTTGCCACCGTTCGTCGTTCTGCAAGATGAGACTGATGTTCACCATGTGCGCCGCCAACCCGCCGCCCTTGATCCGCAGCAAGCAGTCACGCCAGCCCCCTTCCGCCGGCGGCCGGACCACCGCCATGACCTGGGCGCGGACAACCTCCAGCCCCTCGGCACAGTGCAGGTCGTTGAAGTCAGTCCAGCCCTCCTCGCGCTCGCTGCCGAAGCGAGGGAGCACGAACTGGCCGCCAAGGATCGTGGCGGCGTTCTCCGCAGCCTGAGCGCCCGGATTCCAAGGCGACCCGTCCTGGCGGGTGGTCTTCCAGTCGTCATCGCCGCAGAAGATCAACGGCCGAGACGGATACTCGGTCTGCATCGCCTTGCCGACCGGTAGCAGGTTGCCGGCATCGAAGGCAATAGCCACCGCACAGCCCGTCGCCATATGCAGGCTGACGCCGGTCGCGTACCCCTCGGCAATCAGCACCGGCTCGCCGGGTTCGGGGCGCGGACCGATCAGGCAGAACGCTCCTTCCTTCTGCATGCCATAGGGCCAATACGCCTTGTCCCGGCCGGTATCGGGCTGCTTCTCGGGGTAGATGATTTGCAGTCCCACCAGCCCCTTGAGGGTCCGCATGGGCACCATGAAACGCCCGCCGTAGCCGTAGCGACCGCCGATCCCGACGATCTGCTTGCGGTCGAGATACGGCGCCTTGCCCTTCTCCGATAGCCGTTCCCACAACCGCGCTGCGCCCTGGGCGGCACGCTGCGCTGCATAGGCGGCCTTCGCTGCCGCCTTGCGCTTGGCCTCTTCCTGCCGCGCGTGCATCAGCTCGCGCTCCTCGGCAGTCAGGCGAACACCCTTGAGCTTGAATTTCTCGTTGAGATCCTGCCGCCAGTTGCCGAAGCGCCCGAAATAGAGGGTCTTGCCGCTGGCAGTGGTGTATTCGTGCAGGACGTACCAGCCAGTTGCCTCCCCGTTCCGGTCGCCCTCGACCTTGCAGCGCACCAGCTTCCCGAACACCCAGCCCGGGCTCCGCTTGGTGAAGGGTTCAATTCCATGGTCTTGAAGCTGATTCAGCACTTCGTCCAAGGCTTCGTTACTCACCGGCGCCCCCTCCGCTCGTTGAAGGACTGGCATTCAATGCAGGTTTGGCACCCCGGCACAGCTTCGCGACGGCGCGGCGGGATCGGCTCGCCGCAGCACTCGCACTCATGAGCCGATTCGCCAGCCACTACCAGCGCTCGGGCAGCCAACGCCGCCTCCATGCGCTCCAGCACCAGGTCATTGGCGTGATCCGCGATATCAGCCATTGGCCACCTCCCCGCGTTCGGCGCCCTTGGTGGTCTGGTGGACGTAGCGAGCCCGCTCGTAGAGGCCAACCGCCGCGCGGATGATGCTCATCGCCAGCTTTTGGGTTTCGGCCAGCTCGGCCGCATCGATGCGGCCGTCCTCGATATGGCGCGCGATGGTGGTTGCCGCATTGGCCGACGTGTGCAGGATCTCGCCGGCGCCGGCAATCAGGCTGGCCGGCACATCCTCGAACTGAAGCGGCGAAACGAAGAACCACAGGCTGTCGCCCAGCTCAGCATGCAGCGCATCGAGCACGACCGCCCGCCCCTCGGCCGACACGTACCGCAGGAAGTCGAGCACGTCGTAGATGTTGAGGATGTGGCTGGTGTGGCTGGGATCGAACTTGTGGGAGGTGGTGGAGACGCTGCGGCCGGTGGAGTGCGCGAAGCCGGTAATGCCGCCGTGGCACATGCGTTGATTGCGGGCAACGAGGTTGAGCGCTTCGCCCAAGGGAAGCACCTCGCGGCCCATCCGCTCGAACTGATCGGCGAATGAAGGTCGGGACATGGCAATTATTCCTGTTTACTGCCAGTGCCACGACGCCACCAACCTTGTTAGAGTAGGCGCCGTGGTCACATTGCATGGTGGTCACAAGGCAGATGGCCGCTCTGTGGTGGAAACGCCATCTGCCACGATGGCCGGGTGATCGGTATCCCTGATCACCCGACCGTTACAGCCAGCAGCTCTGTGGTGGAGAGGCTGGCAACCCCGAGGCATCCGTGCTTCGGGTCTGGGAAGCTCGGCCGGCTGTGGTGGTACTTAGCGTGCTGCTCCAGCCGGCCTGGCTCCCCTCCCTCGGTGGTGGCGAGGGACTAAGCTGCTTTCCTAGAGTGCTTATCTGGAAGTGGAAATAGGTCTGGCAGGTCCGGCCGTAATTCATGTGCAGCAACAGCACCTTTGCATGCTCGCACTACAGCAGGCACACGCTCAGCAGGCACCCCGCGCTTTTTCCATTGGGAAACAGCCATCGGGCTAAGCCCCATTGCTTGCGCGAGCGCCCGTCCACCTCCAGCAACGCTAATCGCCTTTTCCAATGCAGATTGATCCATAAACGCACCGTTTTCTTCGCATTCGTTAATACACATTACGTTTATTTAAACGCAATGTCTACCCCTGTAAACTCTGAGTTTATGAGCACATCCGGCACCAGATTGCGCGGCCTCCTCGATGAGAGAGGAATCGCCTATAGCGAGTTCGCAGCAGCGCTAGGCGTTGAGCCCCAACACGTCAACAATTGGTTCAAGCGCGGGATTCCAAAGGCCCGCGTTTTCGCTATTGCTGACGCACTAGCCGTCAATCCTCGCTGGCTGAGCGATGGAACAGTTAGCGAATCTCCATCGAATTCCCTAGCCACAGGCGGTGAAAGCTCCCTGCTCTCTCCCCTCGATCCCTGGGATGACAGAACGCCCCTAGAACCGGACGAGGTTGAAGTGCCGCTGTACAAGGAAGTTGAGCTATCCGCCGGAGCCGGCCGAACAGCGGTGCGTGAGATTAAGGGGAGAAAGCTGCGATTCTCCTACGCTACGCTTCGAAATGCCGGAGTCTCCCCTTCGGCGGCTTTCTGCGCCACGGTCAGCGGGAACAGCATGGAGCCATTGATTATGAATGGCGCCACCATCGGAGTGGACAAGAGCGCAACCCGCATTCTGGACGGCGAAATCTACGCCCTTGAACATGACGGAATGCTACGAGTGAAATACCTATATCGCCTGCCAGCGGGCGGTGTGCGCCTGCGGAGCTTCAACACAACAGAGCACCCAGACGAAGAATACTCAGCCGAGCAGATCGAGACCCAACAAATCCGAATCCTTGGCTGGGTATTTTGGTGGTCGACGCTCCGAAAAAAGAAAGGCCTTGCCTTCGACCAATAAACAAAATAAACAAAACGTATTGACCCAGCTTTAAACGTTGCGTTTAATTACCTCGACTCTCCACCACAGAGACGAGGTAACACCATGCAACGTTCCGCCACGGTACACGTCCACCCGGCCTGTACCTCCTCCCCCCAACAGATCCAACGCCTCCAGGCCGACACTGGCTGCCTTGTCGTCATCTTCAACGGCAAAGCTCAGCTTGTAGCCAGCCGTTCCTCGGGCCGCCGTCATGCGGTAACTGCAACCTCCCCGTTTGGAGGTGACGCGGCATGACCTACGCACTCCGCCAACCATCCTTTGTGCGGCTCAAGGCTCAACTCAGCCTCAACGGCCGCTTCAACCACACCCTCTACGACGCGGAAACCCGCCAGGCAGTCCACGCCACTCTTGACATTGAGCGCGGCACTGAACAGATCAGCGTCGTCGTTCGAATGGGCTCCACGCTGAATAGCCTGGGCCTCCCGATCGATGCCCCCTCCAACGCCAACACCGTGACCGATTACCTCGAGTCCATCGCAAATGGCCGCCTGGACACGGCGGACGCCACCCCGGCTCGCCACCGTTTCGACCAGGCTGCGTAGGGGGACGCGATGAAAGACTTGTCCCTGCACCAGGCCGCGCAGCGCCTCGGCCTAAGCCGTCCCGAGCTGATCAAGCGCATGAAGGCGACCGGCCTGCTCGACAGCAGCAACCTTCCAGCCGTACCGGTCCGCGACCGTCTCTACCTGCGCGCAAAGGAAACGTCCTGGCACCACCCCGAACTCGGCATGCAGTACAGCCACTCGACGAAAGTGCGACCGGCCGGAGTGGCATGGCTGGCCGACAAGCTCGGCATCCCCCGAGTCTGCCCGCCGGCGGTCCCGGACCGCCGCGAGGTTGGCTGACGAACCCCGGCCCCGCGAGTACGCCCGCCAGATCGTCGCCCTTCGAACCATCGAGGAACGCAGGGCGGCCCTGGAGCGGGTGCCGGAACACCTTCGGGAACTTGTACGAACCCACGTAGAGATCGCCTGGAACCACCCCAAGGGGAACAAATGAACAACGCACGCCGACGCCAACTGCAACAGATCACCGCTCAACTCGAAGAGATCCGCGAGCAGATCGAAACCCTGGCTAGCGAGGAGGAGGAGGCCCTGGACGCTATGCCCGAGAGCCTGCAAGACAGCAACCGCGGAGCGCACATGGAAGAGATCGTCGACCAACTCAACGAAGCAGCCAGCGGCATCGAGGACGCGGTAGCCGTGCTCAACGAGGCCGCCGCATGAGCACTCCTCACGACAACCAGCCCGAGCTTCGCCTCACTCCGGCCCCGCGCCCAGAGACAGTGGAACTCCTCTACCGCACCTTCGGCGACGTACTGATTCCGCTGGAGCAACTGCGCACCAGGTACTTCAGGAACCTCAACGAAGACAGCTTCAGCCTGGCCATCAAGGCCAAGCGGATAGCCCTCCCGCTGACCACCCTGGACCCCAGCCGCAAAGCGCCTTTGTTCGTTGACGTGCGCCACCTTGCGGCCCTGATCGACTCCCGAGCCTGGCAGGCCGACGAGGCATATGCCCGACCCGGCAGTAACGAGTAACCACACCGGCCGCCACCACCGGCCATCCACCACCAATGGAGAAAACCACCATGCATACCCAACACATCATTCTCGCGGCCACCACGCTTGCCGCGCTGCTGATCCTGATCACCACCGCCTACCTTGCCGGGCGCAAGGACAGAAAGAACGCGCAACAGCAGGCGGTCGACGAGGCGCTCTATCTCTGCCGCGTCTCGCACGGCCAGGAACTGACTGCGCTGCATACCGACCTGATCAAGCTGCGCAGCAATGCCCAGCGCCTGCAACAGGTCATAGATGAGCAGGAGGAAGAGATCAGCGACCAGAAGGAGCTTCGTCAAAGCATCGAAGCCGAGGCCACCGAGAAACTTGCGGATTGGCAGCAGCGCCACGAAGAGCAACAAGCGGAACTGAAGCGCCTGGAGACGGAGCTGGAGACAAGCATCGCGACCAATCATCGGCAGGCTGAGACCGCGAAGCTCCTCCGCGAGCAGAACTTGGCCGCCGAAGAACTGGACGCCATCCGCACCGCCAGTCGCCTCCTCAGCGGCCACGCTCGACAGTTCCAAAAGACCGGCACCACCAAGCGCAACGCAGACGCCGAAGCCCAACAGCAGCTCGCCGCGATCCTCCAGCGGCTCGCCATCAAGGAGCTGGCCAGCCAGAGCGCAGAAGCTGAAGCGCAGGAGGCGGCATGAACTACTCCAGCCTCTCCACCTACGACCTGCTGAAGCACCGCAGCCACCACGTCGACAGCCTGACCCGCCTGCGCCGCGCCCAGCCGCAGTGGGACGAGGACGCTGCTCGACGCGGGGAAATCACGATGGCCGATATCAGCGACCAGATCCGCGAGATCGATGACCACCTTCGTCCGAGCGGCTGGGAGTCAGTCGACCTCGACTACTCCGGCGACACCGCCCCGATGTGCATGTGAGGCAGCGCGATGACTACTATCCCGGCTAGCCGCGTAGCGGCACAAGACCAGGGCGCCGCCCTGGCACACGCCACCCACCGCACCCAAGCCCCGCCCGCGCAAAAGCGCGGCGGCGGCCTGGCACGTCGCATCCAACTGATCGCCATCGCCCAAGGCCGCCAACCGATGCCCGAGGGTGGCGCTATAGAAAGCCACTGCTGCGCAGCAGCAGGCATATTCCAACCCAACCTTCAGCACACGCCGAAGGCACGCATATCCCACGAAAGGCTGCGCCGGGGCGCGAAGCACATAGCCACGCTTCGCTTAATGACTCGCTCGCCCGCGCAGCTTGTCGAGGGGGGAAAGCGCCCACCGAAGCCCACCGATAACGCACTGATCCGCACGCTGTGCGCGCAGATCCGCGAGCAGAACCAAGAGATTGCCGCGCTGCGCATTGCGAACACCGACCTCCTCCAGCGCCTGGAGAAAGCCGAAGGGGGACGGGCATGACCGCTTTCCGTCGCCACGATCTCGCCCAGGCCATCTACCAGGCCCAGCTCCCTCTCGATCTTCGCGAATATCTGAACATCGATCTCTTCGCCGGCGGCGGCGGAGCGTCTGAAGCCATGGAGGAAGCCACTGGCGAGTTCGTCGATATCGCCGTGAACCATGACGACGATGCAGTGAGCATGCACATCGTCAACCATCCGCAGACCACGCACTACCGGGAAGATATCCGGCTGGTGGAGCCTCTGGTGGCAACTCGCGGGCGGCCTGTAGGCAGACTGCACGCCAGCCCCGAATGCACCCACCATAGCCAAGCCAGAGGTGGACAGCCCCGCAGCAAGGAAAGTCGGTCGCTGTCATGGATGATGATCAAGTGGGCAGGCCAAACACGTCCCCTAATGCTCACCATGGAGAACGTGATGCAGATCCTCCAGTGGGGTCCGCTGATCGCCAAACGCTGCCCGCAGACCAAGCGGGTGGTCACTCTCGACATGGTGCCGCACCCAACCACCGGCAAGCCCATGCACCGCGTTGCCGAACCAGGCGAGCGCGTACCCGTCCATCGCCAGTACCTGATACCGGACCCCAAGCGCAAAGGACGCACCTGGGCGCGCTTCCTTCGTCTGCTCCGAGACATGGGCTATCAGTACCACTACGACAAGCTCGTTGCCGCGGACTTCGGCGCCGCCACCACCAGGGAACGCCTGTTCTTCATCGCACGCCGCGATGGCATCCCATTGAACTGGCCAGAGCCAACCCACGCCAGGACCCCAGGCCCTGACCAGCTTCCATGGGTTCCCGTGGCCACGCACATCGACTGGAGCATTCCGTGCCCGTCGATCTTCCTCGACGCGACTGAAGGCAAGAAATTCAAGGTACGCCGCCCCCTCGTCAAGAAGACGCTCGATCGGCTCCGCAAGGGCGTAAAGAAATACGTCACCGATCACGCCGATCCATTCATCGTCAGCGTGAATCACGGTGGCGCCGAGTTCCGGGGTCAGTCCGTGCGCGAGCCCGCAGCCACCATCACCGGAGGCCACGGATTCGCTGTAGCTCAACCCACGTTTGCCCCATTCATCACTGAGCATGCCAACGCAAGCAACCAACGCAACATGCCAGCCAGCGAGCCCGGGCGAACTATCTGTAGCGAGGTGAAAGGGGGGCATTTCGCCGTTGTCGCCCCCGTACTTGTGAGCGCCGGCGGCCCTTCCTACGGCGGTAAACCGACCAGTTGCGGACAACCAGCCGGCACGGTCCTCACTGAAAACCACCGTGCCGTGAGCGTGGCCTACCTGGCGCAACACAATGGCGGGTACAACGCGACACTCGGCCGTCACCCTGCGGAGCCAGCCACTGCCCTGACTACCAGCGGGAGCCAACAGAACGTTGTTACCGCCAGCTTAGTAACGCTGCGCAACGGCTGCACCGGCCGCGATCTACGAGAAGGAGCCCCAGCGATAACCGCCGGCGCCGACGACCTGGCGCTCATGGAATGCACGCTATCACCGGAGAACGAAGCCGGTGCGCTGCGGGTGGCAGCCTTCCTTATGGGGTATTACGGGTCCGACAACACCTACGATCCGCGAGATCCGGCCGCCACCATCACAACCCGCGACCGCCTCGCGCTGGTGACCGTGACGATCAAGGGAAATCCCTACGTGATCGTAGATATCGGCATGCGGATGCTCACGCCGCTGGAGTTGTTCCTGATCCAAGGGTTCCCCAAGACCTACAAGATCGACGTAGGGCACGACGGCCGCCGGTTCAGCAACAAGGCCAAGGTGAAGATGTGCGGCAACTCGGTGTCGCCCAAGCCCTATTACGCCCTCCTCAAAGCCAACCCCCTATTCCCCGAAGAAACCATGAGGGAGGCAGCATGAGCCAGAACACCCAACAAGACAGCCGCCCCATCGTCGAGGTGGTCGACCTTCCAGAGATCAGCGTGGAGCACTCCACCGAGTTTCTGACCGGTTCCGCACCGTGCGCCGGCGTATCCCGCCCACTGTCCGCCGTCTGGCTCGACCAGCGCGCCCACGCACTGTCCAACATCAACAAGACTGAGGGGGAGCAACAATGCGTAGAGCACTGACCGCCATCGCACTCGTCGCACTGGTTGGCCTGGCCACTGTTGCCGCCGGCACCGCACTCCAACCGTTTAAAACGCTGTTCATCTGGGAGGTATGCCGGTGATGATCGAAGAGAAACAGGCTCCAGAGCAGGACCTGGCCGGCGCCATCCGCGACCTGCTGGCACACCTGTGCGGCCCGAAAGTGGCTCCGGAGGACGAACTCTGGACCACGAGAGAAATCGGCGAGTACCTCAAGCTCTCGCCAGCCACGGTTGAAGGTCGCGTGGTCACTCGACCGGACTTCCCTGCCCCGCTGCAGCCATGCGGCACGGTCAAGGCGTCCAAGCGATGGTTTGCGATAGACGTAAAGAAGTGGGCGAGGCAGAACAGCAGCAAGCTGCCGAAAGGACGAAGGCGTTAAGCTTAAGCAGGCAGAAATGAAAAGCCCGGCGCTGTGCCGGGCTCTGGTAAGGCGGAGTAGTTAGCTTTCTCGCGGGCCACCATTCAGGGCAGCCAGAACATGAACCGGATCATTGTCAATGGCCCGGAGCAGGGCGCGGGCAGGCCCCTCGGGATCGCGGCGCCCTTGCTCCCAATTGCGCAGGGTTCCAACAGCAACATCGATCTTTCGGGCGAATTTGGCCTGGGACAGGCCAGTAGCGCGGCGGATTTCCTTGACCTTCACCGCGTCGACGTGGAACTCGCGGGAAGGTTGACGTTCGCCACGCACGATCTCGTCCATCTGGGTCACGCTTTCGACCAGTTCAGCGAAGAGTTCTTTGTCCATGGCTATCTCCAGTTCTCAACGATCTGCCGAAGCATCTTTTTCTGATCGGCAGTCAGATCTTCCTGCGATGCTTTGTCATAGGCCAGCAGGAATGCAATTTGAGAGGCGGATGTGAAATGGTAGTAGATGACCCGGGCGCCGCCTCTTTTCCCGTGGCCATTGGCAGCAATGCGAATCTTGCGCACGCCACCCGTGCCTTCAATGACCACTCCGGCGTCCGGGTGGAGCGTTAGGTCTTCCTGAAGCTTGCGATAGGTCTCGTCGTCTACCAGCGCGAGAATCCGCTTCGTGAAGACTGGCGTTTCGATGAAGATCATCCGTTTCTTCGTGCGTCATTGGCGTATGGCAAACTGTAGCGAATAGTGGCACTAGATTCAATGCTGGCTTTCTGTACAGTTAAGCTACCCCGGCTCTGGCCCAACCTCCTAGATAGCCAACTCCACCAACGCTTCCGAAATGAAGCCCGCATTCTCGATCGGCGTATCCAGGTGCGGCTTCACGGCATCGGAGGTTTCGGTCGATCTCGCTGCTCGCCCCAGATCGCCAACTCTTCGACGGCCGAGCCGATGGCGTTGATTTTCAGATTGAGGCGATAGAGCGGACGGGGAGAGGAGAGTTGGTCATTGGAAACTCCTGGGCGAGATGCTTCAGAGTAGGCCATGGCGAGAGGGGCAGGGAGGAACGAAAAGGCCGCGCCGGGGAAGGTTCCGGCGCGGCCTGGTCCTTTCGGTGTTGTGCCTTCAAGGACGCTTCAATGTATCAAATGCGCGGCTGATGTGAAAAGACCGCACTGGAGTCGAGGGGCGACCTGTTGCCGGGCTGCTGTCTTTCTTGGCCGGCGGAGGGAATCTGTCAAAGGCGGGCGGGGAAGAAAAGCCCCGCGGGTGCGGGGCTAATTTTTAGCAGGTCGCGCCTGGATTACCGGCTGTGGTGCTGGATTCGCTTGAGTCTTGGTATAGAGGCCGTGCTGGATTCCGCTATCGATATCGAAGTTGTCTTTGATCACCTCAAAGAACTGCCCATCTCCATGCTCGAATTTCCTAAAGATCGCGAATGCAACCAGGTCTGCGAGTTGGATCAGGCGAGAGGCTTTAGAATCCAGAAATACGGGGACTTCAGCATAATTCTTAGTTTGGCCTTGGCTATGCCCGGTATGCTTGAATTCGCGCGCGAGCGTCTGGATTCTGCGCTCAGTGCTGCTCTTATCGAAAAGCATAATTCCGCGTTGTGGGTCGCCATGCTTGGCATAGAGCCTGCGAAGGAAAAGATCGAACCGCATTGAAAGCTTCTCAAACGCATGTTCTACGGGATCTGCCCCGGCAAATCCTTGCTTATCGATCACTGCCGCGAAGAGACGCACATGCTTGCTGGTCAGGCTGACAGCGAGCGAGTCCTTGATTGCCTGAACCCTGTCCGCAAGCGGGAATTGCTTCCAGCCATCCCTGCCTGACCGCATGGGAGAGCCATGGAGTTCGATGTCGTAAGGCGCAGCAGGCTTGAAGCGTTCTGCAATCTTATTGAGCTCAGTCTCTATCCAGTGAGATTGCCGCTCAAAGACACTGACCCCGCCGAGCACGAAATAACGTTGCTGTGGATCGGCAACGCTTCCCGATTCGTCAAGGTACAGTAGATGCATCCATGCCTCCAAAGAAAAAGGCCGCGCACTGCGCGGCCTTTGGAATTAGGTAAGCCGGGCAGGGTAGAAACCCTGACGCACTGCAAGAAGGTCAGCGCTCCCGACTCATGCCGCGAAGTATAAGCGTCGTGATGATGACGTCAATGCTTTTCTGCAAAAAAACGCTTGGCGTTATCGCATTTTTTGTTGTATGCAGCTATCGCCATGTGCAATCGATTGCGCCGTTCCGCTGGGGCGCCGGCGCCACGGCGGCTCACTCCCCCATGATCTGCCTATAGCTCAATCAGCTAGAGCGGATCAGGCGTCAAGCCGATAGGGAAACTGTCGTACCCATCGATCCTAGGGATGTCTCCGATCAGGCGGGCAATCTCTACCGATGCCTTCGGAACGTGTGGGAATCCGCGGCTGAGTTGGCGCCACATCTGCCTGGCAATATGGCGAAGCTCATGCGGACCTCCAACGCGCATCGTGTGCAGCCATACCATCAGGGCTGCGGCATCACTTGGTTGGCCGACCTTTTGGTATTCCCTGATAACCCGCCCTATCTTGAGCACGACGGTTGGATCCATGGAGTAAGAAACTATGGGATCAAGGAAGTTGTACCCTTCATCCTCCCAGTGGTGCCGCTGATGGGTTGCGATGGCAACGAGATAGCCGAGCTCGCTTCCATCCATAGAGGAAATCCTGTCAACGAATGACTCCATTTCCTTCCGCTGGATTCTCCCGAACCACGCCAGCATCCATCTGGATAAAAAAGCCATCATTGGCCTCCTATAAATCCCCACCCCTCCAGATGACCTTGCCTATGATGCGGTGCTTGTGAGCCTGCGACCCATATGCGATGACGCTGTGGTTCACCTAGACCAGATTGAACATCGAGGCTTGCCAGTGCTTCTCGCTGATGATCGCAATGGGATGCCCTTCCTCGCGCAGCTCGACAGCTCGCTTGATCTTGGTTCCATACGTGCTGTGTAGCCACTGCTCGTTGCCGATCTCGCCGACGACCAGGTAGTGCACCTTTTTGCTGATGCCTGAAGCTATTCCCCCGCCGCGGTTGACGACGATCTCTTCGCAATGCTTCCTGGGGCCGTAGACCATGACGCCAGTGAAAACGTAGAGATGGCCCGACCACTCAAGCTTGGGAGCTGGATTGTTGAGCGGAAGAGCATTCGATGGAGTAAAGGCATTGTCGCTTGGTTTCGGCTTGGAAGCAGAGAGGCCACCAAACCCTCTAAGAATCTCGAGCAGTTCGGCAGACTCATCAGCGTCTAACACGCCATCGGACAGCATGTCTGAGAGCCTCCTGTAGAGGAGGTTGGTCACTGGATCGTCAAGATGGACCAGGTTCGTAGCGATCCAATCCTGTAGGAACTCGGCCTCCTGCTGATTGATATGCCCATCAGCAGTGATCCCGGCGGCCAGTCCTGCGAGCGCATCGACAGATCTTCGGTCTATGCGTTTCTCGTGGAAAATCCGACTCCCCCCAAATTCAGCATGCAAATCGACCATCATTCGTCTCCTTGAACTTCAGGTTCCCATCAGACTCTTTGCGCGTTCCAGACAAGCAGTATTCTGGGCTGGATGTAGGTCTCTCAGCTAGCCCATGATCGGCCCGATCTCCGCCCCGCCAGACGAGCACCTCAGCGCTTCCCGGGTCGGCCGTTGGTCATCACGTATCGCTTGACCCTGTTTTCCTTGTCGAAAAGGACAGTGAGGTTCTGCTGCTCCATGCCAGTGCCAAAAGGCCCTACGTAGACGTAGAACCAAATCGCTTGGAGATTTCCTTCGGAGTCAAAAGACTGGGAAAGCGGGTTTCCGAACCGCTCCAGCATCTGGTCGTAGGTGGTTTGACCTTGAACGATCTGGCGGACGTCATCCTGTTCAATCGGCGTTCCGTTGCTGGCGCAGCCAGCCAGGGTGATCAACAGCGCTGCAATAACGAGTATACGCATACCTACCTCCTTGCCCTGAAACGCCATCATAATGCCGTGAAAAGAACTGACCTGCACCGACTGAAGGCTCAGCCCAAGCGGCTCGCCACCTCTGTTGCAGTCGCATTGTAGTAGACCATGAGCGAGCGCGGGTCACGGTGTCCCGTCATCCTAGCCAGGTCGAGCACATCGAGTTTCCTGGCGAGCCTGGTGGTCGCCTCGTGACGGGTGTCGTGGAAGTTCAGCCCGTCGATTTTCTGTCTGTCCCGCACCTTCCGAAAGAGGGTATCGGCCGAGCCGGACGTCAGCGTAAACAGGTTCTGGCGCTTCCCGGCAGCATCTACCAGAACTTGGAGCAAGGTCACCGCACGGGAACTGAGCGGCACCTTACGGGCATCTCCGTTCTTCGTCTTGTCCAGTTCGACGTAGCGGGCACTCAAGTGGACCCGGGCAGCAACGAGGCCGAGGATCTCACCCTGCCGCATAGCCGTCTCCAGGGCGATCAGGAAGGCGTAGGCAAGCTCCTGCATCTTGCCGACCGGCGCCACGCCCTCCTGATACCCGAGCCCCTCAAGGATCAGGGCTTCCTCGGCAGCCGAAATGCGCCTGTCCCGCGGCGGGCGACTCTTCGGGCGCCGCACTTCGCGAACGGGGTTTGTCGGGCACCATCTCCACTCCCGTCGTGCCTGCTCGAACACGCTCGACAGCAACGTCATTTCACGGCGCACAGACGACGTGGCCACCGACTTCAAGCGGTGATCGCGCCAGGCCGCGATCTGGTCTGCGCCGATATCACAGATTCGCTCGCCGACAAACTCCAAGTCATTGACCAGCTTGTCGAGCCGGATCTCTTCCCAGCGTTTGCCGGCCTTGGTGGGTGAGACTTCGTCCTTGTATTTCTCCAGCGCCTCCTTCAGAGTGAAGTTCGATGCCCCTTTGGGGCTCCCAACTCTCGCCAGAATCTCGGCCTCCCGCTGAATCGCCCAGGCCACCGCCTCGGCCTTGGTGGAAAAGGTGCCGGAGTCTCGAACGCCCTTCTTTGCCACCTCGGCGCGCCATCCACCGCTTCGCTTTCTGTACGATGCCACCAC